CTTGGCCGACAGACCGCCGCAGGCTTTGCAGTCAGCGCAGCTAGTGCGATTGCCGGCCTCATTGGAGGCAGGGCAGATCACTTCACGCTTGGCAGTGACAGGCTCATGAGCGGCACGAACCCGGAAGGTCCGCCAGCCCAATTCGTGGGCATGTTCCATGTCCGCGACACTGTCAGCCGATGCCATGCAAAGCAGACGGAAGGCCTGAAACTCGACTTGACGCCATTGATGCGTGTAGCCGTTGATCACTGCGGCGTTGACGGTAGCACGACGCCAGACCATGAAAGGGGCCGCTGCAGGGTCACCATAGGAACCCATGCGGAAGGCGAGACCACGAAACAGGTCAGCCGTCAGCTTGACGTCATAGTCGACGCCCGGCCTAGCATACCGATTGCGCTTGTATGCCTTGAACGTGGAAGCGACCGACTGGAACACGCGAACGTAGCATGTGCCGTCGTTTGCCGGACGATGCGGGCAATCGCCGCAGACCGATGCATCATCGCCAGTCTTCAATGCCGTGACAGGGTCAATGTCCGACCGAATGATGAAAGTCTGGACCATTGCGCCGGTCTTTTCATTCTTGGAACGGGCAGCAATCCGATTGGCGATAACGACGATTGGCGAACCGTCAATCATGCTCGGGCCTTCATACAGGATGACGCCAGCGAACGTTGGCTTGCGCTTGCTAAGAGCGGCGAGCATTTCCGAAGCGGTAGTGATCATTGGGAACCTCTTGTGTGAACTTGTCGATACCCTACCGGAGCTAGTCCCTTAGAGTATTGATAAGCTCACACTTATCGCGCTGCCCGGTTCACCTTTCGGCTTGCCACTGCGTTAGTTGCGGTCCACCTAGTTCTTCTGCTTTCGCTCTAGGCTCTTGTCTCGCAACCATCCCGGTTATGCGCGCCTACCGTTTCGATGGGTTGGCCTTTGTTTCCGCTGTATTCGCAGGGCCGTTGGAGGCCCCTTGATGCGCCGAGGGGTTGTCCCCGGCCCCGTCGCTTCCGCTTCGGTGACCAATATGTCCCATATCCGAGTTAGATACGCAAGCGTCGATATTGAAAAAAACGACAGATAGGGTGCATTTTGTGCCTAAGCCTATGATTTCATTACGAAAGAAAATTCGAAGAAATCGCTTGGAATGCCCGTTATGTCCCTTTGTGTCGCTATTGGTGACCCTAGATTGCCCATGCGTTGCACCCTGGCCTTGGCATTGCCGATCACCTTGCGCCGCGCCATGCGTTGCACCCTTGCGGAACACTGACAGGAAACCGGGCGCGCCACGTATACGCGCGGAGCTAGAGACAGCCCGAGGTGTGGCCTAGGGTTATCGCTGGGTCATTTTGTGACAGATTGTCAAAACCACCGATTGGGAAACAGGGGAACGAACATTCCACGTTGGAACGTCTATTCCGCCTTCAGTGCCGTTATGTGACCCTAAGCCTGCCCTAACTGGCATTGGAAGGATACCACATCCATTCCATGTCGTTGAAATCGTTGGATAATCCTTTTGGCTGTGACAAATGACGTGACAATGGGAGCCTTGACGCGCCGTGAGGTGGCCGACGAAGGGGGCATGGGGGGTCTTCGCGCGGTTCCGCTTTCTCGATGGTCGCTCAGAAATTTGTACCAAATATTCCGACCCACCTCAGGGTCACCATCAGGTCCACCTCCAGGCCCACCTAGCGTCTGTCTGTCTAGGGGACTACGGACTACCTGTACCCCCTAGGCCACACCATGGGAGAACTTCATGGGGGCCATAAGGGGAGCCTTGACTGAAGGCTATCAGGTGTCACCTAGGGGTCACCCTAGGGGCTACCTTATGGTTCCTCTCAGGTGCCACTTAAGGTAACACTCTAAGGGGAACCATCGGGGTAGTCCTAGTGGTGGCCTTATTGTCCACCGAGGGGTTCGTGAGGGCCTAGAAGAACCGAGGGGGTGACTGTAAGGAGCCCCCGAGGGCGTTCTCCATGAAGCGAGCCAGCTCCGCATCGAGCAGCTCCTGCTTCCTCTGTTCGACAGCCACAGTCGTGTTCCTAGCCATCCATTCGATCCAGTAGGCGACACAGCCGGCCACAGCGTCCAGTCTGTCGTCATGAGCCAGGGCACCACGGTTCTTGGTGATCCGGGTCATCTGGTAGAACAGGCGGAACTTGTTGACCTCGTCAGGGATGAAGGCAGCGGTGCTGTCGTAGTCCCATTCGACCACCGAGGAGCAGACCACGAGCCGGTGCTGGTTCATGATCGGTTCGAGGGTGTCGATGATGCGGGCTTCCTTCTGGGCCTTCGACCACTCAGCGTCCTCGATCAGCACAGGGTAGCGCAGGGCTGCCCGAGAGCGGAGGAGCTGGGCGAACATGCCGTCGCCGTAGTTGGGCTCGACCTTGATCGTGTTGACGCCCTGCTGCTTGGCGCAGTCGAGGATCATGTCCAGCACCTTGTCGGCGTAGCCGTGGCCACGGACAGCGCCCACAGCGGTCAGGTAGAGGATGCCGTTGAGCATCTTGACCACGGCCCACGCGGTCTCGTCCTTGCCCCGGCCCGAGGGGTCGATGAACATGCACGATCCCTCGTAGTCGAGGAAGTCCTTGTCGTGGAAGATCGGGCGGTGGTAGCGGTCACCCGGCAGCCCGACCATGGGCAGCTTCTCGTTGACCTGTTCAGGGCCTGAGCCCCAGACAACCTCTCTCGGGGCCTTCTTCGGGTTCAACCCCATGACGATCAGATCGGACAGCTTCAGCGGGAACCTGTCCTCGTCCGACAGGCTGGTGTCGAGCATGAACTGCAGGGAGAAGCCTGAGCGGCCATAGGACAGCTCACGCTCGGTCAGGTCGATCTCGTTGAACCGCTCGGGGTCCGTCGTGCTGCCCACTATGTCGGGCTTCTCGTCGAGCATCCTCCCGAACATCGGGGCGAGCCTCGAACCGTACTTGGCGCGGCGCTCCTCGTCGGGATAGCGGGCCGGCCAGATGCGAACCACGTAGCCGCGATCCGGCAGGAGGTTGTAGATCGACATCTCGGTCTGCGGGGTGCCAAGGTAGATGATGCGGCCACCGGGCGACAGGACGGCGTCGAACTCTTTGATCTGTTCGGCCAGCTTCTCGCGCTTCAGGTGGGTGTCGGAATTGTTCGGGACTTCGATGTCGTCCGCGATGATGTAGTTGGCGCGCGATCCAGCGATCTGCGAGGTGATGCCTAGCGACTTCACCGAGGGGCTGTGGGACGCACGGGCGGGGCCGACGTCAAATGCTACCTTCGACTGCCGCTGGTCTGCTGTGGGCCTCAGGTGGGCCAGCAATTCCATCTCAAAGATGAGGCGCATGGTGAAGGTGGAGAAGTCATCGGAGCGCTGCTTGGACGCCGAGATCACGAGGACCTTGGCCTGCGGGTCGCAGTAGAGGAGCCAGCACACGAATGCCGACGTGACCCAGCTCTTGCCGACGCCACGGAAGGCCTCGATCACGAGACGCTTGGGGCCGTGCTGTAGGAACGATGCAATGTCGTACTGGACCTTTGTCGGGTCCGGCAGATTGAGGTGCTTCCACACGACGTAGAGGAAGTTGCGGAAGTCCAGAAGGGGGTCGTTCTGCGTCGACAGGTGCGTCGAGGCAGCGAGGGTCTGCTTGGTCATTTGCTCCTAGTTGTTCAGGGCGTAGAGGGGGTCAGGAGAGGCTCTGCGAGCTTGGGGCATCGGTGGGCCGGGATGGACCTGAAGCCTCTCCTGAGGCTCTGCTACCGCACGAAGCGGGTGGGATCGACAGCTCCGCTCGACTGGATCGAGGCGTAGCCGAATGGGGAGGCGTGGAGACCGTCAGCCGTCCACTTGCTGGCCGTGCCGTCGAACTTCCACTTGCCGCTGTTGCGGGCCGTTTCGATCACGTCAGCGATCTCGAAGTAGCCAGAGCTTCCCGCTACGCCGGCACGGATGGCGTCGTTGTAGGCTGCGATCTGGGCAGCGTTCGAGTTGAGCGTCTGGCCGGTGGCTGTGGCCCAGAGGTCGCTGGAGGTCGACGATGGCGAGGTCGTAGAGGTGAACCTGACCTTCGACGCGAAGTAGCCGAGGATGGTCTGCTGTTCAGCCAGGACGGCGGCGGCTGTCTTGTTCTGGCCGGTGCCCGACCGTAGCGCGTTGATCGCGGTTTGGACCACGACGTGCGAGCAGTACTGCTGGAGGGCCTGCCTGCGGGTGCTGGAAGCGATGAACTCGGACAGGCTGTCACCCGCCGATCCTGCGTTGATGTAGCCCATTGCAGGGCCTAGCGAACGGGCCAGCTCGCCACTGTCACCAGCGGCATTGAAGAAGTCACCAAAGCCTGCCACCCGGC